AGAAAGTCGAGGTGGAGACGTCAGATAAGAGCGTTGATATCGATGCTATACGCGAGAGACTTCGTAACAGTACCGATAAGTAGGTACTATATAATAGAAGGAACTACGTATGAGTAGGGTTGCTTTATGATACATGCGCCATAGATACACCTACTCGACGCCTTCGATGGACGCGTGCCTCAAACGTTTTAGAAACACGTAACGAATATGCACTATTTTATACATTATGTAGTTCGCTTACTTTTCGTAAGTTACCGTAATAGCGCGCTTTATAACTTATGTATAAACGTTGCATATTCGAATACATATTTAATAACGCAAGAATACCGTAACATCAACGTTTGTTAGTGATTGCGAAAGTAATAAAAGATGATAATATTACATTCGATATACAGCGTTATACAATGGCGAATGCGTAACGGAATCCCCCCCCAAGCACCTATCCGCCATATGCCGTTTTCTTAAGCAATTCCAATCGACGTATCAAAATTTCACTTTGACTTTAGCGCAATCAAAAACGGAACCCTAGCGCCATTATACGCCAAAGCTCCGCAATTGTCTTATAAATTTACGTTAATGTATACATCGTCAATTTGATCCGCCTCAATGCCGATATAGCGCAATGTCTCTCGCGCTGACGAGTGGTTCAATACTCGCATTAACAGCGTAATATCAACGCCTTTTCCGCCATTATAAGCATGATAAGCGAAAGTCTTACGCATGGTGTGAGTGCCGAAGTTAATCGTCAAGCCAGCACGCTCAGCAGCGCCATTTAATACGCGCCATGCTTGCGTTGCTGTAATCGGCTTAGGTTCGCTTACGCCTTTTCGCGAAGGAAACAAGTAACCGCTAGCCGGCGCCAACTCCTCGATAGCTTGGCGTATAGATTTATTAATGCGGATTTCTTTATACTTGCCGGTTTTCTTCTCGAATAGGCGAACGTGATCGCCATTAAAGTCCTCGCGCTTAAGTGGCAACAAATCGCTAATGCGGAGCGACGAATTAACGCCGATTTTAAATAGTAATAAGTCGCGGCCATACAAAGCGTCTTTCATGCGCTGAATGTCGCGTTTATCTTTTAGTGGGTGTACGGTAGCCATATGTATTACCTCCGTTTACAAATCTCATTTTCTTACATTCATAATAACGTAACTAAGGCGAAAAGTCAACGAAAGGAGGCGATTAATTATCGCTTGGGCAAATGGTAAATGGATAGAACGCAAAGCAAGGGCGGAATTAATCACCGACTTGACCGCATTTTATGCGCAACAAATCGATAATATAGATGCGCTATCTGACGATGAAGTTATGGAGCTTGACGCTATTAGCGCAGAGCTTAAGCGCCTAGAACGCATTCACCGATGCGAAGTAGATACGCTAGAATTTGCGATTGAATATTTCAGTGAGGCAAAGAATCCGGGCAATGCTGGCAACTGGGACGGTTTTGACATAACGAAGTCGGAAGAAGCTGCGCAATTCCACCGCGAGATTAACGACATCATTAGCGAAGTAAGCCATACGAAGAAGAACGCTAAAATAGCCGTTGCAGCGCCACGATCGCACGCAAAGTCAACGTATTTAACGAAAGGCTTTCCGGTGCATGAAATCGTTTATCGCAAACGTAACTACATTATTATCATTTCGGAAACACCGTCAGTATCCGTGCCTAACCTCGAATGGCTCGGCATTCAGCTTAAGCATAACGAAAAGTTGCGAGCTGACTTCGGTCCATTATTATCGCCAAAGCAACAGGAGAATCCAAAGGACAATAGCGCCGAGTTCATCGCTTGGGAAGTTGAGGGCGAAAAGCATCGTCAGATTGCGAAAGTTGAGGCAGCTTCGACGGGACAGGCACTTCGTGGACGTAACTGGAACGGCTCGCGACCTTCGCTTATCATTTGCGATGACTTAGAAGATGCGAAAACAAACGCAGCGACGGAGGAACAACGCCAAAAGTTGCGCGATTGGTTCCAATCCGTAGTAATTCCACTAGGTGATCCGAAAGGCGAAAAGACAGCGATAGTCTACATGGGGACAACGGTACACTTTGACGCGCTTTTAATGAATATTCTTTATAAGCGTTCCGACTTTAATACGAAAGTTTACCGCGCGTTGATAAGCTCACCGAATAACGAAGCATTATGGGAGCAATGCCGGGAGATATACCAAGACTACGATAACGCCCAACGTTCTGAGGACGCTGAGGCGTTTTATCATGCGCATTTTGACGAAATGAACGAAGGCACAACCGTATTATGGCCAGAATTTCAGAATCTATGGAAGCTAATGCGTTGGAAGTGGGATAACGGCTCTAAAGCGTTCAATACGGAGTACCAAAACAATCCGATTGATGAGGAGTCAATGATTTTCAATCCAGCTGAATTTACGTACTGGGACGAAGCTCAGCCGAATAAACAATTTTCACGCGAAAAGTACGTTGTTTCAATGGGCGTCGATTTTGCGATGGGTAAGAAAGAGCGCGGAGACTATAGCGCTATTGCTGTAACGGCAAAAGACCGTGAATCCGGTGTTTCTTACGTAATTGATGCGTGGGGCGAGCGAATCCATCCGGATAAATTCATCGAAGTAATAGCCGAAAAGACGCTGAAATACGAGCCGGACGTAATCGGTGCCGAAGCCGTTGCAGCGCAAGAGTTCTTCGTAGATACGCTAAAAGAACGCTTAGCACATACAGGCTATCCGGCACATAGCCGAGTTAAAAAGGTATACCAACGATCACGAAAAGAGCTACGTATCGAGGCGATGTTGCCTGATATTGAAAGTGGTAAGATTCGCTTTAAGACAACACACGCGTTATTGCTCGAGCAGTTCGAGCGTTATGGTCAAGGTTCACACGACGACATGCCGGATGCTTTGGAAATCGCACTAAGCGTAAGCAAACGCGCTAAGCGGAAAGTATTACCGAAACCAAGTTGGGGATAAAGGAGGGCGCATGATTGGCATTTTGGAATAGAGAAAAACAACTCGAAAAATATGCGGAGAATTCCGCGAGTGTCATATATACAGAGCGACAAATCAAGCCAGGCGCAGAGTTTCCACCACCTAAAGATCGCGCAAGACTCGCAAGGTACCGCGTAATGAAAAAGGTGTATGAAGGAAATCAGCACCGCGTCTTAGAGCGTGCCACTAGACTATTAGACGATACGCCGCACGCAGAACAGTTGAGAACGCTACGAATTGCCGTAAATATTGCGGACATCATTGCGACTAAGCCGGCCGACATGCTCGCAGGCGAACCACCGCAGTACGAAACGGGCTTACCGGACAACTCACCGGAACAGCAAGCGCTTAACTCTTACGTAGAAGAAAACGACTTAACGCAATTGATTCATGAGAGCGCAATTGGAGCTGGAATACGAGGCGATGCCTTCGTTAAAGTACGCTATGGCTACCGCCAAGACTACTCAGCACTTACGGAAATGGGCGCAGATATACCGGTTGACACTCAGATGGAGCCGATTATCGAGCATGTTGCAGCAGATTTAGTATTTCCAGAAGTTAGCGCAGGCAACATTAAGCAATTCCGCGCTATTGATATTGCGCAAGTTGAATATATAGAAACAGCTAAAACGGCCATTCCGTTCTTGAATGTTGAGCGTCATATGCCGGGCTATATTGTATATGAACGCTATCGCTTAATTGAATTCGAAGGCGGAGTCGACACGGATAACGAGTTTGGCTATCCGATTCAAGTATGGAAAATCGGTGATAAAGTCGAAACAGGACGCGAAGAAACGGCAGTAGCAACCGGCGTTCCTAATATGCTCGTACAGCACATTCCGTACAAGGCAAGCGACTATACGTGGGAAGGCGTTAGCGGGCTTAAATCAATTACGCCGTTATTACAAGCGATACAAGACCGTCTGGCACAAATCGATTATATTTTATGGAAACACAGTGATCCGGCAATGTACGGTCCTGACGTAGAATCGCCGAGAGGTGGCGGTATTTATATTCCGATTACAAAAGAGGATCAAGTGCCTGGCTATATGACGTGGAATTCACAGTTAGACGGAGCATTCCGAGAACTCGAAACGCTAGTCGGCATGGTATTCCAACTCGCTGAAACTCCGCAATGGCTATTCGGAACGGTGCTCGGCGACCAAAATAGCGGAGGCACGGGCACCTCGCATACGGACAGTGGCTCGATTAAAGCACGCTTTATGCCGATTCTATCGAAAGTTGCTCGCATTAGAACGCATTACGACAAGGCTATACGGGATGCGCTTTATATCTGCCAATTACTTGACGTAGAGCAAGGCGCACGTAGTTTTACGCCAGTATATCCGACTATCGCATGGAATGACGGATTGCCACGCAACGAAGTCGAAGAAGCCGAAATTATGAACGTGAGAACGGGCGGTAAGCCAACGTTAGACGTACACAGCGCTATTAAGCGTCTTGATCGAGTAGACGACGAAAAGGCTAAAGAAATAGAAGCACGAATCAAAGACGCAGAGGCAACGGTTGACGCTAGTTTATTTAACGAACAAGGAAACGGAGGCAACGCTTGATGAAATACCGCAAAAAGCCAGTAGAGATTGACGCGATTATATTTAGCCGGAATAACTGGGAAGAAATCGTCGAGTTTACGAATGGAAACGCTCGAAGTATGATAACACCACGTTGTCCTGACGGTAAAAGTACATGCGTAGTAGGTACGTTAGAAGGCCCACATACTGCAACAGAAGGCGACTTTATTATTAAAGGCATTAAAGGCGAATTTTACCCATGCAAGCCGGATATATTCGCTATGACATACGAACAAGTCGAGGTGTAGCGCATGGCAGAACGACAGCCACCACGCCCTAATTATGACTACGACGTCAATCGCTTAGTTGCGTTCTTTGAGTCGTCGATTATACAGACTAGAGAACTCCTCGATAGTCTATATAGACAAGACCAGCTCACGCGCGCCATTCTGACGACATACCAAACGCAGCTCGCCGATATCATTAAGCAATTGCGCGAGGAAGGCGTTAAGTGGTCGGAGCAAGCGGTCACTAACGCAGCGCTCAATGGAATTGCAGATTCACTGTTTACGTTAGGACTCGCCAAGACTTACGCCGAAGCTCGCTCGATTGCTACGCTAAGTACCTTGAATCAGGCATACTTAACCGCACAGATTGCCGATACACAGGCGGATATACTAGCAGTCACGCAAAACGTAGACCGCCAAACTCGCGCATTGATTTCCCGTGTATATGCCGAGCAATTAAGGGCGCAACTGTCTACGGGGAGCAATAGTATCCGTCAGACTAAAAGCGCTGTGAGCGCTAATTTGCAAAGGGAATTGAAAGGGCGGGCAGATACGGCGATTGTTGACGCTGCGGGACGGCGTTGGAAAGTACGCGATTATGTCGATATGCTCGCGCAAACGAAAGCAATGCAAGCACACCGCGAGGCTAGTCGTAATACGGCTCTTGAGGAAGGCGCAAGGTACGGAAGGATTTCGAAGCATGGCGCTAAGGATGATTGTAAGAAATATGAGGGCACGATAGTTAAATTAACTCTGGACGCCCCAGGTGATTACCCGTATATTGACGACTTACCACGACGGTCCATCTTTCATCCGAGATGTAGACATATTGTAACGCCGATAATTTTATCTACGGAGGAATGACGAAATGAGCGAAATTAAGCAGAGTGCAGAAACAGGTAAGTATTACGTAGAGTTTGACGAAGTACCGACGTTACTTTTCATTAGTACGGAAGGCTATGGAAATACGGACATTTTATATATCGACGGAGAGATACAACTAAAAACCCATGACTTTGAAATACGAAGCAACGTCGAAAAACCGACTGAGTACACGTTAAACGCATTCGCAGTTAAGATATAACGCTACACGACCGCACACTACGTCTTTAAAAGAAGTGGTGTTAATAAATCTATAGCTGACGAGCTCAAAACGGGAGGTAACATATGAAAGACTTATTATTACCGCTTAATTTACAATTTTTCGCTGAAAGTGAAGGCGCTGAGACGACGCCAAACGGACAAGAGTCCGCAACCGACAATCTCGCGGAGCCTGAGAGCCATTCGTCAGAAAAGGTCAAAGTAGAAGAAGAAAAAACATTCACACAAGCGGACCTAAACGACGCAATCGCTAAGCGACTTGAACGTGAGCGCAAAAAATTCGCCGATTATGACGAAATTAAGACGAAAGCAAGCGAGTATGAATCGAAGTTAGAAGAACAACGACTTGCGGAACTATCCGAAAAGGAACGCGCGGAAGAACTTGCGAAGAAATTCGAGGATGAAAAATCGGAATTACAAGCGCAACTCGACGCTTTACGCAAAGAAACCGAGCAAGAGAAAATCCGCAACGAATTTACAAAGGTAGCGTCAGGCGCAGGCATTACGTACATTGACGACGCACTTGCATTATCGGACTTATCCGCGGTAAGTATCGAAGATGGCAAAGTGGTTGGCGTTGACGACGTAGTGAAGGCGCTTGTTGAGAATAAGCCGTTTTTAGTCGGCAAAGCTCAGCCGAAGCCAATCGGTGAGGCTACGAATAATGCGCAAGCTCGACCGGACAGGACAGCCGAACAACTATTAGCAGAGGCGGCAGACAAAGTTCGTAAGAACGGGCGCACGGAGGATCGCGTAGAGTACGCAAAATTGAAAAAGCAATTAGGACTTTAAGGAAGTCGGGCAAATACGCTCGGCTTTTTATTATGCAAAAATTCCGGCGCAATGACGCCAAATTCAAACACAAAGGGGACATAAACTAATGACAGTTATTCAAAACCAAATCGTAGGTAAAAAAGAATCGGTAACAGACGAGTTATTACTATTAAATCCATTACAAACGCCAATGATCTCACTTTTAGGATTCGGCTCGCCAGTATCGCAAGTTGAGCACCAATGGTTCGAGGACGTTATGTACGGAGACAAAACAACTGTCGGAACTGCATTAGCAGCAGACGCTACTACATTAGCGGTGGCAGACGGTTCTATCTTCCAACCTAACAACGTTATTAAAGTTGGCGAAGAATTACTATTAGTTACTGCGGTAAATGCAAACAACTTAACGGTTACTCGTGGATATGCAGGCACAACAGCAGCGACGGCAGTAGTTGGCGCACAAGTTGAATTCCAATTCGTAGAAGGTGTTGAAGGCGCTGATGCGCGTAAAGCTCGCTACAAATCACGTAATCGCGTTTCTAACTTAACGCAAATCTTCGACGAAACTATCTCAATCTCCGGCACTGCAGCTGCAACGTCTGAATACGGTATCGACGATTTATACGAATACGAAAAACAAAAGAAAGAGCTTGAATTAGCGCTTCAATTAGAAAAAGCGGTAATCAACGGCGTTAAATACGAATCGGCAGACGGCAAAGTTCGTCAAATGGGCGGTTTACGTAACTTCATTAAAACTAACGTTACTAACGCAGCAAACGCTGACTTAACACTTAAGCACTTAGGCGACGCTTTCCAAGCGATCTTCGAAGCTGGCGGTTTCGCTACTGGCGGTAACTACAAAATCGTTGTAGGCGCTAAACAAAAACGTGCTTTATCCGCAGCAGACGTTGATAAAATTAACATCACTCGCCAAGACAACGGTCGTGGTCAAGTAGTGGATCATTTCCTATCAGACTTCGGTTCCGCTGAAATCTTACTAAATAACAACGTAGCTCCTGACGAAGTATTCATCATTGACGCTAACCGTGCGGAAATCAAACCGTTACAAGGACGCGATTTCACTCACCAATACTTAGGCGTTAAAGGTGATTACAGCGAAGGCCAAATCGTAGGGGAATTCACGCTATTGCTTAAACAAGAGCAAGCTCACGCACGTATCAAAGGCTTAAAATAATAGCGCTTATTGGCGGTCTAGTACCGCCTCCTAGCGTAAGGAGGACTTATCTTGGCAAAGTATAAATCGAAATACCCAGCGCTCGGCTTTTACGTAGACGGAGAGCTACGAAAGTTTAGCGGTGGAGAATATAACACAACGGACAAAGCGGATATTGCCGTTCTTGACGAATTAATCGACGTAGTAAAAGTGGCGGAAGAAAAGCCGTCGCCAGCTAAACGTAAAACTACCGCTAAGGAGGCGTAACTAATGGCTGACGTAATCGAATGGAATCTCGTTGAGGCGTTAGATTACGTCAAGTTTAACGCCATCGATAACGAGGACTTTTTAGATGCGGACGAAGTAACGCAGACGAAACTATTGAACGTAGCTGACCGAACTTTAAAGCGCAAATTTAAAGGACTCACGATACCGAATAATGCTGTCTATCTGTTTGGCGCAGCGTTAGGGTCGGCATTTAACGATACAAATGTAAAGCAGCAGCAAGGATGGGCGTCAATGTCCGTAGATGGTGTATCTGTAACATTTAAAGACTGGGCGAAAAAGGGCTTAGACGCATTGATTCCGCAAGAGGTTATCGATTTAATTAACGAAGAAAACGGAGTCGAACTGAGTACTGGCGCAAGCATTAAGTGGGTGACGTTATAATGGCGATTATTCCTCTTAAACAAAAAATCACAGTTGAGCGTGCGACACAAGACGACTGGGGCAATGAAACGCTAGAAGAACCGGTCGTTTACAAAGCGCGTGTCAGCGAGGGGACTATGTTAGTTCGTAATAGGCAAGGCGAAGAAGTCGCAAGTACAGCGCAAATACGATTAGATAAATTGGCGGATATACAATACGACGACTACGTTAGCTATACGGATGAATTAGGGCGGACTATACGTGAAAAGCCGGTTAAGATTTCGACCACACGAATGTTTAACGGTAAGGCGACTTTAACGAAGGTGCATTTATAATGGCGGGCAATTTTACGCTTGATACGTCGAGGTTAAAAGGCGCTTTATTGCGCTCAGAATCGGAGACAGAAAATGGTATTAGGCGTGGGCTTACTACGATTAAGAATGATTGGGTTGCAGATTCCGTTGACTTAGCGCCAGTCGATTCGAGTAACCTCCAAAAGCAAATTAACGGACAAGTTGACGATGTTAGCGTAATTGTACGAGGTAACGCTCGGCATGATGATAGGGGCGACATATTTAACTACGGTTACTACATTCACGAAGTTCGTGGTAACAAGTTCTTAGATGACGCATTTGACGAAGCAAAAGCGCAACAAGCACTAGAGCGCGAAGTTGAAAAAGCGCTAAGAAAGGCGGGATTCTAGTGGCGATTAAGAACGAAATTGAAACGCTGAAAGCCGTCATAAGTCCGCTCATTCCTGGCGCTAAGTTTTCGCTGCAGACGGTAGTCAAGACACCCACGACGAGTAGCGTTTCTATTGATTCTATGAGTCCGATATACGGCAATACAGAAACGCACTTTACTTACGCAAATGAGCGTACATTCCGCATTGTTATTTACGGATCAAACGGACTGGACGTTATCACAAAGGCGGAGGCAGTAGGAGAAGCGTTCGCAAACGCAATGAAAATACAAATAAGCACGGAGCCCGGCTATATGACGCTAGGCTCTTTTAATTTGTCTGAAACGTTTGAGACAAGTACCGCTGGAGTATTCGCTGTTATCGGTATGTTGACCGCAACCGTGCGCAAAGCTCGCACACAAACGGAGTACGACAAAGTTATGAAAGTTTACTCAGATATTACAACGAAAGGGGACGGTAATTAGTGGCAGGAGGTACATGGACAGGTACGGAGCAAAAGATTCGACCCGGCATTTATATTAACTTCGTCGAAGCCGCAAT